CCCCAACGCCCGTAACGTATTCATCACAGAGTCATCGTTTGTCGGGTCTGGTCGCTGCATCAGCCCCACATCTTTCTCAAGCAGGGTGTTCAGGAACTTCTGTCTATCTTCCTCAGAGGCATCTGGTCCTGGTACGCGAATGGAATTTCCCAACATGGACTTCGTATCGACAAGACGCTTTGCCAGTGTCTCAACCGATGGGGTGTCCTTGATGGTAGGATTCTCGCGTAACTCCGGTGGTAAACTCATGCGCCAATCCGATGACTCAGGAGCAAGGGAAACCGCAGGGGATTCCGTTGCAACCGAGTCCGACATATCGGGGGTTGACGCTAAACTCTCAGTCATGTTCTGCGCTGGTTCACTCATAAACTCTCATCTCCTAACAATAAAAAATTACGCGCCATCATCCTGCGTCCGTCATTGAAACTGGTCGTGTACGGATCACCAGGTACATGGCACTGCATATTTGCGAAATATTCAAGGTCTTTCCGCAACACCTCTCCATCAGGGCCACTTAAAGCCCGTCTGTAAGCCTTTTTGATCTGCTCGTCTATATCCCTTCCCTTCACATCATACCCCCTGTGATTGCCTGCGATTCGGCTGATGCCTTGGATGCCATTGCCCCATCCTTCATGGCTGCTGCCATCTGTTGTGCCTGCTGCATCTGCATCATCTGTTGTTCCTGTTGCGCCCTTGCCTTCTGCTCTGCCGCCAATTCCTGATTAGACTTCAGCAGCTTGGCAGGTACACCCATACGCATGGCAATATCGCGTACCGCATCTTCCCACTTGATTGCCTGCATGACTTCAGGATTGACCGGCGCAATACGCTCAAGGATGGTCATCAACTGACCAAATGCGTCTACCGCACCCATCTTCTGGCTACGCGCTAACGGACCTAGGTAATCCACCTCAAACTCACCCTGATACTCGGCAACAGCCTGCGGCATCTCAGGGAACTGCCCTTCACGGTACAGGATATTGAAACTACGGTTAATCAGTGGATCAAGGAAGTCAGACTGGATACGGAACAAGGCAGGACCGAGCAACCGTTGCATCTGCTCATAACGCACCTGAACCTCGGTGGCAGTCATCCTGTCGTTCATCGGCAACTCAAGTTGCTCAATATAAAAAGCCTGGCGGATGGAGCGCACCAGCGTGTCTTTCTGTAACTGACTGACATCAAACCTTGCACCTGACTCAAACGGGCGCATGGCATCCGGGTCACGAACCACTGTCTCGCCGCCAGGTGTCAGGTCAATGTCACCGATAATACCACGATGGGTAACCATGATAGGCGGGTCAATAACCTTGGCAGAGGCATCCAGAATCTGGCTAACCAGACGGTTCAGGGTGGTGATGTCAGGTAACGAGTTAAGTGCCGGTGAGAAGCCGTATTTACTGCCCGTCATGCGTCCCCAACGGGTAGCATAGGCTGGCATCTCATAATAGCTTGTGTAGCCCTCTGTAAGCTCTGTCGCATCCTTCTGGAGAATGAAACGCTCCTGATAGGGACGCTTCTCAGGTGGCAACATCTTGTTGGTGTCGTACTTGAGGTTTTCTTCCTGTAGGCAGACAGCCTGGATGACCGTGTACTTTACGTTGGAAGAACCTGCCGACTTGGACTGCTCCTTAATATCTTCAGGGCATTTGTCAGGAAACCGTAGGGCGATCTGCCTTGCAGTGTACTGACGCATCCTGTAAACACCAACCAGTTTGCCGTCAAAATCTTCCTCAAAATACACTTCCCTCGGAAATGCCGATTTGAAATTGAAACTGGCTTTCTTCGAATCGTACTCGTGGAACATGATGGTCGTGCCAAACGTCACCAGATCCAGATACAGTTCGTTAATCTCCAGGTTGAAGTTACTCTCCTGAATCCGGTTAAATATCAGGTCACCACACGCCTCAAGCCATGCCGATGCCTCGGTGTCATCATTAAGCTCAGCCTGCTTGAACTTCAGGTTGAACCAGGTGGTCGCAGGACTCGTTAATCCAGAGTGTAGTGCGGCAGCCAAAGACTGCGAGGCAACTACCGCTGTGGAGTCATACTTCTCAGGAAAGCTACGGGTGATTGAGTTCTCATCATCGTGGTTCTCATAAATACGTCCACGACCCGGTGCGACAAAACGACCTATCTTGTCCCACTCGCCATCCATATTAGACCGCTCAGACTTCAGCACCTCTACCTTGTTACGGATTTCTTCTGGTGTCATCATTTCCAACTTGCTCCTCGTTTCACACGCTTGCCACCACTACCATAACGGTACATGTCGTCTGTAAATGGCCTCGTAAAAGCCAGTGGCGTATTAATACTCGCATAGGCAATGGCATCACCACGGTCAGGAGACCGGCCTAAACGCTTCTTCAAATCAGGCTTGGATTCTATCTGTATTACGTTGCCTTCACCAATTTTGTACCGTGGCGCACATAAATCAGCCAGTAACTGACCATCTGGTGGCAGGCATATCTTGCTTCCACTCTTGGGATCAAGACTCTCCCTCAACTTCCACCATGTCTCTGCCCTACGGTTCTTGAACTTGAACTTACCACTACTGTCCCTGCCCCAACCCTTCTCGTTGCCGGTAACACCCTCAACCTGAATGTTCTGACTCTCAAGCCAGTCACTGACAGACGTACCCACACCAATCGCATCTATATGCACAGGCGCATGGTTCTTACGCAACTTCAGTATCTCAGCACCCAGTGTAGGACCATCAGATACCAGATTACCCGGTATGCACTCCAACTCATCATAAAAACAATTATCATATAACATGGCGATAATACTCTCGTCCTGACCACCACGGCTCACATCCACCCCGATACTGGTCATCACCGGCTGATATCCATGACTGCCCAACTCATGCGTGTGCAATACCCTGTACGCTGGATGCTCCTTATACCTGCGTTGTGCCGCTCTCACCCACTCTGACGGTATCACCTGCCATGCATCATCTTCCTGACCACTGGTAAAGTCTCCATACAACATCTGAGACCGTAGAGGCTCAGGCAGTGCCTGCAGTGTCGCCATATACCCAGTACCCATAAGATAAGGGTTATCCGTAACGCGACTCGGTATAAACGTCCTGCTCTTTGGCGTAATCACCTCCACCAACGGTGAATCTATTTCCTCCTGCGTTGCCTTCCTCGGCTTACCTTCACTGAACACAATCGGACTACCATCCTCTACAGCATAGTCCTTTCCCTCAAAACTGTAATACCAGCGCAACTCACCAGGCTTGGCAGGATCAGGATGATGCGGATCTAACCACGCTCCCCAGAACTTCCTCACCCAGTCACCATCAGAACTGGTAGGCGGGTTGCCAGCACAGATTACCCTGCACCTCTGCCCTGGTGTCGTGGTACGCAACCACCCCATCAGAAACCGGAACTGACCCTCCAGAAAGTTACTGATCTCATCAAACACAATCAGATCATGCGGCCTACCCTGATACTTCGTCTCATTGCCAGGATTCGGTACAGAACCAAACTCTATCTGCCGGTCAGTCATCCTCCATATCTTCTCCTGACCATTAAACCCGTTACGGTTACCGATTATCTCAGTCAACCTGTCTATAATCCCGGTAAGCTGCGTTGCCTCACGCCTGAAGATAATACTCTTCTTATGCTCGGTAACAGCCATACCCACACACAGGTCAGTCTTACCGCCACCAGCCGAACCACCGTAAAACAATATATCCGCATCACTATCCTTAGCCAGACTCTGAGGACCTGGTAACGGTGTCCATACAGCCTGAGTCTGCGTCAGGAACTGCGACAACTTCGCCTTATGCTCCTCAGGCAACGTCCTGACAAACTCGTAACGCTCCTCATCGCTCAGGTTAACCAGCGTCTCATGCAGGAAATCACTCATCATCCACCAACTTGATCTGCCTTAGCCCGGCCTTAGCCTCGGTATATATCCGCAATCTGTTCTCCAACTCTATATCATTTAATATAGCATCGGCATCCTTCTCACTCTTCTGGCTCAACTCAACCTGCCTCAGATCCGGTAATATCTTATTCAACAACTTCAACGCAGAATCGATACCAGCCTTCACACTCTGCCTCACCTCATTACTAATAGGTATCAACTGCTCCGGATCACTCGGATCAGCCATGTATCCACTCAGCAGAAAAAACGTACCATCCTGCGCTCTCTCCAACAAACCAGCACCCTCAAGCTTTAACCGCAGTTTCTCCCTCT